GACGAGATGCGTATTGCCCGGCAGGAACGGCGCCCGGATGATCGGCAGCCCGGAGACGTTGACGGCGAGCGTTGACGCTTGCGCCGTGCCCGCCACGTTGGCGGTGCCGTACGCCGACGGCCAGAGCCCGGCGAGCCCGCCCAGGCGGGCAAACTCGGTCGGGCTCACGAGATCGGCCGTCGCCGGCGCGCCGGTATTGTCGGCGACGATCGCCGACGCGGCGAACAGGAACGCGCGGACCTGATCGGCCGTCGCCGTCGCCGTGAGCACGAGCGAGCTACCGGCGACCGCCAAGAGCTGCGCCTCGTACGCGGCTTCGGTCGCCCGTGCGTAGCAGATCGCGAGGATCCGCAGATACGCCTCGCGGTAGGCCGGCCGGCTGCGCCGGATGAGCTGATAGCTCACGTCAGACCCGCCGGCGTAGGTGTCGATCGGCTGCGACGCCTTGAGAATCTTGACCTTGACGCTCGTGATTTGCGTCTTCTCTGTCGCTTGCTTCGCGACGACGCTATCGAGGTTGAGCGCCGGATCGAGATACGGCCAGTCGAGCTCCATGCCCGAATCGCCCAGACTCGCCGCGCCGCCGGTCGCTTCGACGGCCGGCCGGGCAAAGCCCAGGATGCCGGCGACCTCAGCCACCCATGCCGGCGGCACCACGCCGGGATTGTCCGTCGTGAGCTGATCGGCGAGCGCCCGCGCGAGCAGCGGCCCGGCGTCGGGATCCGCGTATACCGCGTCGGCGTAGGCGCCGAACGATGCGAACCGCGCGAGCGGCGACGCCGACGGGCTCCGGCCGCCGGCGGCCTCGAGCCGCGTCATGCGGCCGACGAGATCGGCGCGCATCTCATCCATGCGTGCGAGCAGATCGGGCTCGTCGACGCGCCAGGCGCGGCCGGCGAGCGGCTCCGGCGCCGGCGTCGGCGTCGGCTCGGGATCCGGCGCGGGATCCGGTGTACGCGGCTCTGTCATCGTGTCAGACCTCCCACTATCGGCCGACCGAACGGCCAGCACTACGGCGCCCGGATAGGCGCCCCTCTCGACGATCCCGACGCGCACGAGCTGCGCGGCTTGACGCTCGATCACGCCGCCGTCAATGAGCCGGCTCGTGACCGCCCGGAAGACGGCCGACGCGTGCCGATATACGCCGTCGCGAGCGAGCTCGAGCAGCTCGTCGCCGGCGCGCGTCCGTGACACCCGGAAGAGCCCGTACTCGCCGTCCTCGCGATCCTCGAGCTCGACGGCGCGGCCGGCGAGCTGTACGCCGGGCTCGACGCCGTGCGGCCCGATCGCCTCGAGCGTCACGTCGCCCGGCGCCGTGCCGCGGAACGCGCCGCGCCGGAAGCGCTCGCGCCCTTGCGGCGTCTCAGCGACGACGCCCCACGGCATGATTCGCAGCTCGACGAGCCGCTCAGATTCCGAGCGGACCAGAATCGGCGCCTCGAGCGCCGCCGACGCGAGCAGATCATCCACGGGCGAGCCCTCCCATCGGCGCCGGCATCCCGACCGGCAGCGCCGGCGCAGCGGCCGGCGCATCGGGCGCCGCCGGCGTCGGCGCGAGCGGCGGCGGGATCGGCAGCGGCGCGCCGCGCTGCCAGCCCTCCCACCGATCGACCTGATCCGTCGTCACGAAGCCGGCGCCCAGGCCGGCGGCGTACGCGTCCCAGCGCGCCGCGGTGCCGAGCCGCTCGAGCTCCGAGGTATTCATGCGCACGGCTTGCGTGCCCGGCAGCAGATCCGAGAGCGCTTCCTCGATCGGCGCGATGTAGACCGGCTGCAGCGTCACGCGAGCGAACGTCATGAGCGCTTCGGCGACGTTTTGATACGTCAGCGACGAGCCGCCGAGCTCGGCGAGTAGCAGCTCGGCGGGGAAGATGCCGAGCCCGCGCGCGACCTCGAGCGCGCCGTACTTGCGCGTCTCCAAGAGCTGCGAGCTGCCCGGATCCGCGCCCGTTTCCTTGAGATCCCAGCCTTTCGGCAGCACGGCCGGGGAATGGTCGCGGTGATTCTCGATCCATTTTGCTTTGACGGTCGCCGCGGAATCGTCGGTCAGCGTGCCGTCAAACTTGAGCGTGACGCTCGGTACGGCGCCCGTTTCGAACCAGTCGCCGGCATACAGCTCGGCCGTCAGGATCCGCGCGAGCGCGGCTTCGATCGCGCGCAGCGGCGAGACGCCGAGCAGCTCGCCCGGCCGCCGGCCGATCGACACGAGCAGCACGTCGCGCCCGACGACGAGCTCGCGCCCGGCCCAGGAACAGCGGCGCGAGAGCCGGCTCGCGTCGGCCCACTCGACGCGCACGTCGCCGAACGGCAGCACGACCGAGACCTCAGCCCGGCCGGCCGAGTCGCGCCCGGTCTCCGGCTGCCAGAGCGCCGCATTGCCGTGATCGACGAGCGAGCCGACGAGCTGCGCGAGATATTCCTGCCGCGTGATCTCCGGCGCCGGCCGCGTCAGGATCCGCGGTTGATCGGCGAGCGGATAGCCGTCGCGGTACGCGACCGGCTCGAGCTCGGCGACGATCGAGATGATGAGCTGCCGAGCTCGCGCGACGGCCGGGATCCCGAGATAGTCGGCGAGCCCGAGCTCGCGCGATGCGACGGCGTACGCGATCTGCCCGCCGAGATCACTCTCTGACGGTCCCGATCGAGCCCAGGCCCGCAGCCCGTCGAGCAGCCCCACAGATCGACGTATACGCCGGGCATCCTAGCCGCGGCAGCGAGCGCCCCAGACGGCAGCGGCGACGGTCAAAAGATCTCGGCTTGCGGCTCGGCGGCTTCGGGTGAGAGCGCGCCCCAGGCAGCCCAGCACGCGGCCCGGAGCGCGTCGATCGCGCCGCGGCTCTCGCGCACGGAAAAGTACCAGCCGCCGGCGGCGAGATCGGCCGACGGCCGAGCCCGGCGCGCTTGCGCGTTGAGCACCGGATCGTCGGCGTGCTCGAGCCGGTGCCCGATGAGCTCGGCCCGGAAGAGCTCTGATGCTTTGCGCAGATCGGCCGGCGTGAGCGGCAGCGTCGGCGTATCGGCGTCGACGGCCCAGACCTCGAGATGCTTCGCCGCGGCCGCGGCGCGCGACCAGACGACGAGCGCCGGCGCGTAGGCCCGGCGTACGCGCTCGAGCTCGACGAGCAGCTCGGCCGGCGAGACCGTCGAGCCCGCCGGCGCGACGAGCTCCGCGGCGAGCCCGACAAAGATGGGCGCGTCGGCCGTCACGACGGCGACGGCGACCGACGCGCGCGACCAGCCCGGCTCGGCTTCGACGCCGACGACGACGCGCCCGAGCTCGGCCGGCGCCGTGCCCGTCTGCCGCGCCCAGACGCCCGGCGGCAGCCATTCATCGGCGGCGTCGGCCCAGAGATTGAGCCGCTCGCGTCGGAACGTCGCCGGCGTCAGCGCGCGCAGCTCGTCGCGGATCGTCGCCGCCGAGAGCCGGCCCTCAGCGTAGGCCGGCGAGCTCTTGGCCCAGGCCCGCGGATCGTCGGGCGCGTCGTCGTCGTCGGCCGCGTACCAGCTCATGCCGAAGCCCTCAGCCGGCTCGGCGCCGTCGATGATCCGGCGACCGCGATCGAATAGCGCGCGCAAGAGCACGCTGCGCTCGTCGCCGGCCGATGAGATTTCGAAGATGAGCGGCTCCGGCCGAGCCGCCACGGTCGGCTTGAGCGCGGCATAGGTCTCTTCGTCGCGTTGCGTGCGGATCTCATCGAAAACGGCGAGATCGATCGAGTAGCCGCGCAGCGCGTCGCGGGCTTCGCGCGACGCGACGTGATACTCGCGCCGGCGGCCGTGCATCGCCGAGCGGATCCCGAGATAGCGCGTCAGCGCGAGCCCTCCGCGGCTCTCCGGCCCGATGCGCTGCCGGAGACCGGCGAGATCGGCGAGCACGGCGGCGTACGGGATCCGCGCTTGCGCCCGGTTGTACGCGATGCCATAGAGCAGCGCCCAGCTCAGCGGCCCGGCGTCCGTCGTCAGCGCCCAGCCGAGCAGCGCGCGCACGAGCGCCGTTTTGCCCGATTGTCGACCCGTGGAAACAAGGTATTCGCGATGCACGAGCGCGCCGGCGGCGTCGACGGCGAGCGCGCGGAGGATCTCGCGCCGCTGCCAGCGATCGAGCTCGATCCCGAGCTCGCGCCGCGCAAAGTCGACGACGAGCCCGCCCCAGGATCCGACGGCCGATGCCGGCAGCGGCGTCTGCCATCTTGGCCCAGGCGGCCGGCGCGCTCGAGCTACGGCTCGCCGCCGAGCGCTCGACGAGCTGCTACCGTCAGCCGCGGCGCCGGCCGAGCTCGCCGTCGAGCTGCGAGCTCCGGCTCGAGATCGGCCGGCGCGATCGGGTCGGGCGCCGCGCCGAGCTCGCGCCCGAGCTTGATGCCGAGATCCCAGAGCGCGCGACGCCGCTCGAGCGGCGGCCGACCGACGGCGCCGTCAATCGTGAGCTGTCCGACGGCCGGCCGGATCTCGTCGAGCAGATCGGCGAGCTCGAGCCGCATCTCGGCGCGGTAGCGCTCGAGGATCGCCTCAGTCTCGACGGTTGACGGCGGCCGGCGGCGATGCTTGCGCCCGACGTCTTGCGGCCGATCGCCGGCGGCGTCGGTCATCGGCAGTAGTCAATGCAGGCAGAGCAGAGCCGCCGGCGCCGGCGACGCTTGCGACGACACGGCGCGGCGTGCTCGGCGCAGATGCAGCCGGCGTCGGTCACGGCCGCGGCTCGAGCAGCCGGCGCGCCTCGACGAGCATCTCGCTCGAGATGAGCTCAGCGCGCGCGTCGGCGAGCAGATCGACGAGCTCGGCGACGGTCGCGCGCTCGGCCGGCGTCATGAGCCGCCCAGACGGCAGCCGGCCGCGGGCTAGGATCCCGACGAGCCGAAGCATGAGCCGCAGCTCGAGCGATCGCGCGCTCATTGACGCGCCCAGGCGCCGCGGTGCTCGAGCCGCTCGCGACAGCTCTCGAGCGTGCGCTCGAGCAGCACGCGCTCGCGCGCCGTGAGCTCGCGCCCGGTCGGCCAGCGGCCGACCTCGAGGATCCGCGCGATCCGGTCGGCCGTAGCCTGCACGCTCGCCGGCGTCATCGGCGCGGATCTCCCGCCGTTCGAACATATGTTCGCTTTCCGGCCGGAATCCGGGCACCATTCCGCGCAGCCGTGGGCTCTTCT